TTCCATTTTCAATAGCAATCAATTCTTTCCCATCTTTATTACTGGTCAATCAGGCAACGGTAAAACTATGTCCGTTGAACAGGCCTGCGCCAAGACTAAACGTAAATTCGTTTGCGTGTCTATGACACCTGATACTGATGAGGGTGATTTGCTTGGCAACTATGTTCTTATCAATGGTCAGATGGAATGGCGTGATGGTCCTGTGACTGTTGCGGCTCGCCAAGGTGCTGTTCTTTGTATTGATGAGATTGACTACGGTGCTCAGAATCTTTCCTGTTTGCAGCGGGTCCTTGAGGGCAAGCCTTTTCTTTTGAAGAAGAAAAACGAATTGGTTGCACCTGCTGAAGGCTTTACGATTGTTGCTACTGCAAACACCAAAGGTAAAGGCTCCGATGATGGTCGTTATATGTTTACCAACGTACTGAACGAAGCTTTCTTGGAACGTTTCTTGAATACGTATGAACAGGAATATCCTCCTGTCAACGTTGAAAAGAAAATCATCAAGAAAGAACTTGTGACTGTTGGTCGTGAAGATGATAAATTTGCCGATATGCTTGTCTCTTGGGCAGATATTACTCGCAAGACTTTCCTTGAAGGTGGTTGTGATGAGATTATCTCCACTCGCCGTCTAGTTCACATTGTCAAGACCTACGGCGTACATGGTGACCGCCTGAAAGCAGTTAGTCTCTGTCTGAATCGTTTCGACACTGATACTAAAATGTCTTTCCTTGACTTGTACACCAAGCTTGATGCTGAAGCTAACAAGCCTGCCGTGCCGGATGTTCCTGTTGCGGTAACGGTAAATGTAGATGATGAAATTCCTTTTTAATTAATTCTGCCGCCAGAATGGTTGACAGACCATTCTGGCTGTGCTATTATTACTCATCTTGAGGCTAAGACCACCCCTCAGATTTTTATGTAAGTGTGGTTGTTTATTATGGAGTAAAATAATGGTTAAATCCGTTAAAGAGAAAATGCTTGCTACCCTGAGCAAGACCAATGGTTATAACACTTTCACCGTTGCACAAGCCCGTGCCCGTTTCGGTGTTACCAACGTTGCGGCTCGTATCGCTGAGTTGCGTGAAGATGGCCATGCTATCTACACCAATACTCGCACCCTCTCTGATGGTCGCAAAATCTCCTTCTACCGCCTTGGTCAGCCAACCAAGCGTGTTATCGCAGAAGGTTTCAAAGCACTCCGTGCTAAAGGTGTTAGCACATTCGCCTAATTTATTGGTGAAATAGAATAGAGGAAGTGATATATAGAGGTATCGCTTCCTCTTTTCGTTTATGGGTGTAATATGGAAATAAAAGTAAAAATTGATGAATTGAAAAAATCTAAACTGTTCATTGCGACACCAATGTACGGTGGCATGGCACACGGCATGTATGTTAAATCATGTCTCGACCTTCAGGCAGTCATGTCAAAATATGGTGTTGAAACAAGATTTTCTTTCTTGTTTAACGAATCGCTAATTACAAGAGCACGAAATTATCTGGTAGACGAATTTCTGCGCTCTGACTGTACGCACCTTTTGTTTATCGATTCCGATATTCATTATAATCCTCAAGACGTTCTAGCATTGCTTGCACTTGACAAGGAAGTTATTGGTGGACCTTATCCTAAGAAATCCATTAACTGGTCAAACATTGCTCACGCAATCAAAAAGAATCCAGATATTAATCCTGGTGAATTAGAGAACCTTGTTGGTGATTATGTGTTCAACGTAGTAAAAGGCACTGCACAGTTTCAAGTGACCGAACCGCTTGAAGTTTTGGAAATCGGAACTGGTTACATGCTGATTAAACGTGAAGTGTTCCCTAAAATGGAAGCGGCATATCCCCAATTGAGGTACAAACCAGACCACGTTGGTCAGGCTAACTTTGATGGTTCACGTTACATTCATGCATACTTTGACACTATCATTGATAGCAAAGATTCTGCAACAGGTGGTGGTTCTGACCGTTATCTGAGTGAAGATTACATGTTCTGTCAATTGTGGCGTAAACTAGGTGGTCAAATCTATCTGTGCCCTTGGATGAAAACGCAACACATCGGAACATATCCGTTTACTGGCAACATGCCAAAAATTGCTGAACATACTGGGAGACTATAATGCCAAGACTCGATGAAGAATTTGAAAACACTCCGCCTTCAATAGAACCAAAACTGGAGTTGGAACAAGGTCGAAAGTTTGATGGTGGTAAACTGGAATATGGTTTGCTGCCACCAAAAGCACTTGAAGCTACCGTAGATGTTCTTACATTTGGTGCTCAAAAGTATGAGCGTGATAATTGGAAGTATGTTGATGATTCTAAACGTAGGTATTTTGATGCACTACAAAGACACATGTGGGCATGGAAACAAGGTGAACAACTTGACCCAGAATCGGGCAAGCATCACTTGGCTCATGCTCTTTGTTGCCTGATGTTTTTGTATGAGCATGATACAATTTATTCTGTTGTTGAAAAATAATTTTAGAGGTATATTATGAAACTTTCGAAAGAAACATTGAGTGTTCTTAAAAACTTTGCAAGCATTAACGATGGACTAATGTTCCGTTCTGGTAATGTTCTGCGTACTTGTGATGCAAACAAACAAGTCATGGCTGAAACTACTATCACTGAAAGTGTTCCTGGTAATTTCGGCATCTTTGACTTGAATAAATTCTTGTCTGTACTCAGCCTTCATGAGGGCGATACAACACTTCAGATTGAAGATGCAAATAAATCACTTATTCTGAAAGATAAGAGTGGTCGTATTACCACGACATATCGTTTCTGTGATGCAAGCAATATCAAAAACTCTCCAGAGAAATCTGTTTCAATGCCTGCGCCAGATGTGGTGTTTAATTTGACACAGACTGATTTTGAATTTGTACTACGTGCTGCAAATACTCTTGGTGCACCTCAGATTTCCGTTCATTCTGATGGTGGTAAGATTTTTGTTGGTGCTCTTGATGTTAAGAATACCGCTTCACACACCAATCAACTTGAAATCTGTGATGGTAATGGTAAGAAATACAAGGTACTTTTCAAGACTGAAAACTTGAAGATGATTACTGGCTCTTATGAAGTTAGCATTTCTTTCAAAGGTATTGCAAGCTTCAAGCATACGACAAAGCCAATTCAATATTGGGTTGCAACTGAAATCGGCTCCATTGGAGAAGCTTGATGTTGTTTCTAATTGTCACTGACAAAAACGGCACAAGATATTCTCTCAATAAGAAAATGATTAGCCGTGTCGTTGAAACACGCGACAGTTTAATGATTGTGATGAGTGATGGTGTTATCATACACACCAAAGAAAAACTTTTGGAATTTAACTCACATTTGAATTCTAATATTTCTTTTTGATTTTATTTTTTATTATGAGGCATTATGGAACATCTTCTTTGGACGGAGAAACACCGTCCTAAAACTGTAGCTGAGTGTATTCTTCCTGAAAGAATGAAGAAGCCCTTTCAGGACTATGTGAACAAAAATGAAATTCCAAACCTGTTGCTGCATGGCGGCGCAGGTGTTGGTAAGACTACCGTTGCAAAAGCAATGTGTAATGAAATCAATGCCGACTATCTAATCATTAATGGTTCAGATGAGACTGGTGTTGATGTTGTTCGTTCCAAAATCAAAAACTTTGCTTCGACCATGTCGTTCACTGGTGGTCGTAAAGTTATTATTGTTGATGAGGCCGACTATCTTTCCACAAATGCTCAAGCTGCTTTTCGTAATGTCATTGAAGAATTTGCTTCGAATTGTTCTTTCATCTTTTCTTGTAACTTCAAGAACAAGATGATTGAACCACTGCACTCTCGTTGTGCAGTTATTGATTTCACAATGAAAGCTTCTGAGAAAGCAACTATGGCTTCTCAGTTCTTTAAACGTGTCAATAATATTCTGAATGAAGAAGGTGTAAACTTCGACCAGAAAGTTATCGCTGAAGTTATCAAGAAACATTTTCCTGATTTTCGGCGTGTGCTTAACGAGTTGCAGCGTTATTCTTCGAATGACACCAAGACAATCGACACTGGCATTCTTGCACAAATTGGTGATATCACAATCGATGAGATTGTTGGTTACCTGAAAGAGAAAAACTTTGGTGCAATTCGTAAGTGGGTTGCTTCGAATGATATTGATGCAGCAAATCTCTATCGTAAGATTTATGATAGTCTGTATGATGTTTTGCAACCTCAAAGCATTCCGCAAGCAGTTATTATTTTAGCTGACTATCAGTACAAACAAGCATTTGTTGCAGATGCTGAGATTAACACCGTTGCATGTTTGACCGAATTGATGGTCAGTGTGGAGTTCAAATGAGAAGAAATGTTTTTGGTAACTTTGATGTTACAGCGGAAGATTATTCGTCAAAAATTATTCAAGAATTAAAATATACGAATTTTATTTCTATAAAGCCAAATTTTGAGACTGATAAGGGAGTTATAGCTGATGACTTTATTGATGGTGCCGGCCTATATTTTATCTATCATGATGATGAACTAGTTTATATTGGACACTCAAACCATACAGTTAGAAATAGAATTGGTCGGTGGTTTGCTGGTATACGGGGAACTGAACGTTGCGATGAGAATCATCCAGCCGCACATAAGTTTGTGAAAGTTTTTGGTAGGAAAAATTTGAATCAAAAGCTGAAAATTATTCCTTTGGTTTACACTACATTATTGTGTGATGTTACCATGGAAGACATTGAAACTCAATTGATATATGATTTGAAGCCAAAATTTAATAATGAAATCTATCGTAACAGAGACATAAGTTCTTTACAGATTCAATTGGAAAATACATGCACGACTTATTGAAGCCAACTTTTGATTGGATAAAAGATGACTACCACTCTCATACTTTTCGTTTTTTCGTTGAGTTGTTGGCTTGGGCTATCAGTATTGGCTGTTCTATTACAATGGCGCTCACTGTACCCAACCCTCCGCTACTTATTCTTTATCCCATTTGGATTCTTGGTTGTTCTTTGTACGCTTGGGCTGCTTACACTAGAAAGTCTTTTGGCATGTTGGCTAACTACCTTCTGCTGACAACTATTGACACTGTTGGTCTGATAAGGATGGTTGTATGAGTCCGTTTGATTTTGTTAATGAAATTCTTCAGGGTAAGAAACAACTGATTGTTGATGAAGAAACTGAAGCTGTATACGCACCTTTTCTAATCAATCGTGCGTTGTCATATCATAAAGACTGTATCATGTATGCGAACGAAATGAATCGCAGGCATCACCTAGACCGGGCAATGCAAAATGACTATTTACTAAATACCGTAAGGTCAAAGAAGCGACCTTTCAATAAGTGGGTTAAGCCTGAAAAAAGTGAAGATTTAGCATGTGTTAAGACCTACTATGGTCTATCGGATGCAAAAGCACGAGAAGCCTTACGCCTCCTTACTGAAGAACAAATCCAAGAACTAAAAGAAAAAACCGATATAGGTGGATTAAGGAAATGATATGGTCGATTTGTCAACGTTTGTTGAGGTAAAATTAAAGCAAGAAGATGATTTTTTGAAGGTAAGAGAGACACTAACTAGGATTGGTGTGTCATCACGCAAGGAAAAGATGCTCTATCAATCTTGCCATATCTTACATAAAAGAGGACAATACTACATTGTTCATTTTAAAGAACTTTTTGCATTGGACGGAAAACCTTCTAGCATCATTGATAACGATATTGAAAGAAGAAATGCTATTGCTAAACTTTTGGAAGAATGGGGCTTAGTTAAGATTGTCAACCCAGAAATAATGGAAGGCAAGATTGCACCTATTCACCAGATTAAGATAATTTCGTATCGTGAAAAAGATGAATGGCAGTTGGTGAGTAAGTACAATATAGGTAAAAAATCTCAGGAATAATTGAGTTAACATCATGAAAAAAGTGAAAGAAAAAATTACAAAGCTAAAGAACATCTATACAGGTGAAATTGTCTGTACTAGCAATTTGTTTGAGAAAAGAATTGATAGCAATCTGACATTCATTCAGGTTTATAAAGAGGAAAATCCAGCACGTAGATACTTTGTAAATGGTGCGGCTTTCGTAAAAGTTGCTAAATAAAAGTATCCCTTCGGGATGGGAGCAGCAAACCGGTGTGGGCTGTATAATCCAGAAGCCGGACCAATGCCTTCGGGGTTGGTATTATTAACTTGCTTTTTAAAGGAGAAAACTATGACTCACCTAAATCTAGGTCGTATTAACTTTGGACCTTTGGTCCCTTCAACTGTTGGTTTTGACCGCTACTTCGATGCATTTGAAGCATTGGAGAAGGCAGTGACAACAACTTACCCTCCACACAACATTGTAAAAGAAGATGATAATAATTATATCGTCGAACTTGCGGTTGCTGGTTTCAAAGAGGACGAGATTGAAATAGAAATTGTAAAGAATGAACTAGTAATCCGTGGAAATAAAACCGCGGAAGATGCCCGTTCTTTCTTGCATCGTGGAATCGCCACCCGTTCCTTCAAAAAGATTGTTCACTTGGTAGACACAATCAAAGTCAAAGGAGCGCGCCTGGACAACGGCATTCTGTCTGTTGAACTGGAGAACGTGATTCCAAAGGAAGATATTCCTAAGCGCATTCCTATCACTACGGTAAGTAAGAAGAAAGAACTACTTCAGGAATAATTGCCTGATTGGTGGTTGACTGTTCCGCCTTTTGGTGTTATACTGCATCAAAAGGTGGAATTATGAATGATGCTTACTTGCGGAAACTTATCTCTGACGAATTGCGTGAAACTCTTTTGTTTTCCGGTCTAGTCAGTGACTACCATTGCAAGACAAAAGAAAAAGATTCGAAGGGTAAAACACGGTACACTTTTGAGACAGAAATTGGTACGATATATGTTTATTCTTCAAAGTCTATTTACATTAACGGGAAAAAATTCCCATCATTGACTCAAGCAAGAGTTGAAATCGGAAAATATTTAACATGAAAATTGCGGTTTGCTCAGACCTACACCTAGAATTTGGAACTATCAGTCTCGAAAACGCCGAGAATGCTGATGTTCTTATCCTGTCCGGAGACATTTGTGTTGCCAATGACTTGAAAGAGCGAGACTCTTATAATCTGAGGGGTGAAAATGATAAGTCTAATCAATATCATACGTTCTTTGAAGAATGCTGTGCTAGATTCCCTTCCGTTATATACATCGCCGGGAATCATGAACATTATCATGGTGATTACGCTAAGTCTATTGGAATTATTCGTACTCATCTTGGTTATCTTTCTAATCTTCATGTTCTAGATAAAGAGAGTGTCGTTCTAAATGACCACCTTTTCATTGGTGGCACCTTGTGGACGGATATGAACAAAGAAGATTCTGATACTTTGTATCGTATTAAGCGTTATATGAATGACTATCGCATTATAGAAAACAGTAATGAGGTCGTACATTTTAAA